ACGAAGTACTAAGAGAACTCAATGAGATACCTCTTACGTCTGCAAACTTTTCAAGTGCTGTAGGACTTCAGCAGTTTACTAAGGATGCCATCAACAAGTCTATATTCGATATAGCAAATGAAGAACCCCAGTTACCATTTTTTTCAGTAGGTGAAAGTGGTTCAACTGACCCCTTCTATGGAAACGTAACTGTGGCTACAGTGGCTGGTACTAGATGGTACGAGTTAAAAGCTAGTAGCTCAAGCGTTCAAGACGATTACGCTTCGATAGACTGGGATGATTTTTATTTAACCACCATTAACGTGAGTGGTGAATCAGCTCCTTTTGTCTCAAGAGGATTACAGTTTTTAAACTTAGCTGATTGGAAAAGATATTACAGAGACAACGAGAACATAGACGATGCAGATTCACAGGCTTATGGTGAGCCTTGCAGAGTTATTAAATCACCAGATGGCAGGAAGTTTGGCTTGAGTCCAATCCCTGATAAAGTTTACAACGTACATTTCTATGCGTTTGAAAAGCCTACAAAGCTTTCAGCTCATGGAGATACAGTTGTATTCCCAGAACAATACACGAATGTTATAACTGCTAAAACAAGATACTATGTATGGCAGTTCAAAGAATCTCCACAACAAGCAGCGTTTGCTATGGATGATTACAAGAAAGCATTGAGGAGCATGAAATCTAATTTGATTAATCCTACTCCTCGTACTATGACAGACGATAGAAAGTACTTTTAATTTATGGCAACATCACAACCTTATACAGTTGCATGTGCCGGTGGTTTAGTCAAAGCTTCTAATCAGATTGACTTACTTAAAACTCCCGGTGTAGCTACAGACCTTAGTAACTTTGAAGTTTCTATCGAAGGTGGTTATAGACGTATTAATGGTTTTAGTAGATTAGGAGCTGGTAGTGCTGCACTGGTAAGTGGTAGTGCTGATACTATTCATGGGGTAATACCTTATGGAGATGGTGTTGTAGCTTGTGCATCGACAGGAATATTCTTTAGTCAAGATGGCACAAGTTGGTTAAACATAAGCAGAAGTTCTGTAGATGCTAGTGGAGATAACTACACAGCCTTTACAGGTCGTAGTACACTAACTAGGACAGGACAAGGTAAGATTAGTTTTTCATTGTTTGAAGGACCTGATTATGATTATGGACTACTAGTCATTTGTGATGGAGCTAATAAACCCTATTATTTTAGAATGGAGGGTACAGGTTCTAACATTAATACTAGAACATATTTTAGTGGTGAAGTTACTGTAACAGGTACAAAGTTTGCAACACACTCTGAAATACACGATAAACATTTAGTTGTTGCTGGTGTTGAAGATAATCTTAGTACAGTATTTTATAGTAAACTATTAGACCCTACAGATTTTAGTGGTACTGGTTCAGGTTCTATAACCTTATCAGACCAAATAGTAGGTATTAAAAGTTTCCGTAATGAACTTTTTATATTTTGTAGAAACAGTATATTTAAGCTACAAGATATAAACGGTACACCGGTGGTAGTTCCAGTGGCAAAGAACATTGGTTGTCTATCAGGCTACAGTATTCAAGAGATAGGTGGTGACCTTATCTTTTTAGCACCCGATGGATTAAGAACGGTTGCTGGTACTGCAAGGATTGGAGACGTTGAGTTGGGTACAGTTAGTAAAGCTATCCAACCTATTATTACACAGTTAGCAGAAAACATTGACAAGTTTGTAATATCAAGTGTTGTCATTAGAGAAAAGTCTCAGTATAGATTATTTTATACAAATACAGGTGTTATTAATGCACAGCAAAAAGGAATTATAGGGACACTTAGACCAAACGGGTTTGAGTGGTCAGAAACAAAAGGAATAGAAGTAACCAGCATAGGAGCTGGATTTAATGATGATGGTGTTGAAAAATATTTTCACGGTGATACTGATGGCTATGTGCTTGTACACGATTCAGGTGACGACTTTAATGGGTCTAACATACTTGCTAGATATGCCACACCAGACTATGACTACGGAGACTTAGGAACTTTAAAAACTTTACACTACGTTAGAGTTTCTTGTTCAGCAGAAGGAGTTGTAACTCCAGCACTACAAATTAAATACGACTTTAACAGTCAAGATATTCCACAACCAACAAGTGACTTTTCTTTTGGAACAGTTAATCCACCTGCAATCTTTGGAGATGCAGTGTTTAACTCAACAGTGTTTGGTGGTACTGCAGCACCTATGATAAGAATACCAGTACAAGGAAGTGGTACAAGTAATAACTTTACAGTTGTTACAGAGGATACAAAACCACCATACAAGATAAATGGTTTATATATAGATTTTATACCTTCAGGTAGGAGATAAACAAATGGCAGGGTACATAAGACAGAGTTCGTTTTCAGATGGAGACACAATAACTGCTGCACTATTCAATAACGAATACAATCAAATTTTAAATGCTTTTAGCAATACATCAGGTCACGCACATGATGGTACTGCTGCTGAAGGTCCAGTGATTGGTCTTATTGGTGATGCAGGAGAAACAGCTCCTAATAACAAAGTATTAATTGATACAACAAATAACTACATTGAGTTTTATGTACAAGTATCTAGTAGTCCTGTACAACAGTTATACATAGCCGATGGTGCTATTGTACCTGTTACAGATAACGATATTGATTTAGGTACTAGCTCTTTAGAGTTTAAAGATGGATACTTTGATGGTACTCTTTATGCAGATGCTATTAACTTTAATGGTACAGCTATTACATCTACTGCAGCAGAACTAAACATATTAGATGGAGTAACATCTACTGCTGCTGAATTAAACATATTAGATGGTGTAACAGCTAGTGCAGCCGATATAAACCTTATAGATGGTATAACTAACGGAACTGTTATAGCTAGTAAAGCTATTATTACCGATGCTAACAAAGATATTACTGGTGGGCGAAACATCACAATCTCTGGAGAACTTGATGCTGCTACCCTAGATATTAGTGGTGATGCAGACATTGACGGAACTTTAGAAGCCGATGCAATTACTATAGCTGGTGTAACATTAGCAGAAACAATTAGTGATACTGTAGGAGCTATGGTTAGCTCTAACACTGAAACAAACATAACAGTTACTTATGATGACTCTGATAACACATTAGACTTTGTAATTGGTACACTGAATCAAGATACAACAGGTACTGCCGATAACATAACTGTTTCAGCTAATAATTCCACAGACGAAACTGTATATCCTATCTTCGTTGATGGGGCTACTGGTTCGCAAGGAGCAGAAAGTGATACAGGTTTAACATATAACCCATCAAGTGGTCTTTTAACTACGACACTTTTAGCAGGTACGTTAAATACTGCAGCTCAAACAAATATTACAAGTCTTGGAACATTAACAGCACTTACTGTAGATAATGTTGTAATTGATGGTGCAGTAATTGGACATACAAGTGATACTGATTTAATAACTTTATCAAGCGGTGTTGTAACTGTAGCAGGAGAATTAGATGCTACTAGTTTAGATATTTCAGGTGATGCAGACATTGATGGTACACTAGAAGCTGATGCTATAACTATTGGTGGTGTTACACTAGCCGAAACTATATCTGATACAGTGGGTGCTATGGTTACAAGTAATACTGAAACAGGAATTACAGTTGCTTATCAAGATGCAGACAACACACTAGACTTTACAATTGGTACGCTTAACCAAGACACAACAGGAACAGCAGATAATATTACAGTATCTGCAAATAACAGTACAGATGAAACTGTTTACCCAATATTTGTAGACGGAGCTACAGGTTCTCAAGGTGCTGAAAGCGATACAGGCTTAACATATAATCCAAGTTCGGGTGTACTAACAGCAACACAATTTACAGGAAATTTAACAGGTAATGTTACAGGAAATACAAGTGGTACTGCAGCTACAGTTACCGGTGCAGCACAATCAAACATTACAAGTCTTGGTACGCTTACAACGCTTACAGTTGATAATGTAATAGTTAATGGTACAACAATAGGTCATACAGACGATACAGATTTAATGACTCTTGCTGATGGGGTATTAACAGTAGCAGGTGAAGTCTCAATGACTACACTTGATATAGGTGGTACAAATGTAACATCGACAGCAGCAGAATTAAACTTTAGTGATGGAGTAACTTCCAACATACAAACCCAGCTTGATACAAAAGCTACAACAGGTAAAGCTATTGCTATGGCTTTAGTCTTTGGATAATATAGGAGAAGAAAATGGCAAACCCTAACTTAGTAGCAGTAACTTCCATATACGGGAATAGTATAAACGGAGCTTTAACTACTACTACAACAACTGATTTATTAACTTGTGCAAGTAATAAGTTAATTAAAGTAAACAGCATTATTATAGCTAATATTGATGGTACAAACTCTGCTACTGTAACAATGGGCATCATTAAAAGTGGTGGCTCAGTAGTTTTGTTTGCATCAACTATTGCTGTTCCAGCAGATGCGACTCTTGTTTTAATAGATAAAAATTCAAGTTTTTATTTAGAAGAAGGAGACATCTTAGAAGGTGGTGCAAGTGCAAACTCAGACTTGACTTACACTATTAGCTATGAAGAACTAGATGACGCTTAATTAAAGGAGGTATTTAACAATGGCTCATTTTGCAGAACTTAACTCAAGTAATGAAGTATTACAAGTAATCGTAGTATCAAATGATGATGTAGATGCTAATGGTGGTGATTTACATGCAGATGCAGAAACTTTTGTAACAACTATTGTTCCACATTCAACAGGCGGAGTTGCTTGGAAACAAACTTCATACAATCATAATTTTAGAAAACAATACGCAGGTATAGGTGCTACTTATGATGCAAGTAAAGATAAATTTATAAGTCCTCAACCTTTTCCATCTTGGTCTTTAGATTCTAACGATGATTGGCAGCCACCAGTTGCTCGACCTACTATTACAGAAATTGATTCTGAATTTGTTGTTACATCTTGGGACGAAGACAATCAAAAATGGTTAGGTGAAGCTAACTTAAAAGATTATGAGTGGAATGCTAGTGATTTATCTTGGACTGAGATTTAACTATGGCTAGTATAAACGGTGGATACATTGGTATAGATTACAAACCTGAAGCAGGAACTCAATCTGCGGTTATAACTACTTTTAACTCAAGCGGTACACTGACCACAGCAGCTAGAACTACAGAAGTACAGTATGTAATTGTTGCAGGTGGGGGTGGTGGAGACCGTAATGGAGCAGGTTCAGGCGGTGGTGGTGCGGGTGGATATCGTTCATCAGTACCCGGTGAAGCATCAGGTGGCGGAGCATCTGCAGAATCTTTAAGTCCAGTTAATGGTAGCACTGGTTATCCAGTTGTTGTTGGTGCTGGAGGAGCAGGAAATACTCCCTCAGACACAGTAGCTAATGGAAGGCATGGTTCAAATTCAAGTTTTAATGGCGTAACATCTATTGGTGGCGGTGGTGCAGGTTTTGTACCTAATCCAACTTCTCCAAGAAATGGTGGTTCAGGCGGTGGAGCTTCATATTCAAACGCAGGGGGTAACGGAACATCAGGTCAAGGTTTTGCTGGTGGCGGAGCTGCATATAGTGGTGGTGATGCTAATGGTGGTGGTGGCGGAGGTGGAGCTTCTGAAGTAGGTGTTTCTTGTCCATTTCCTGCACCCCCACAAAGAGGTTATGATGGTGGAGATGGCGTAGCTTCTTCTATTACTGGCTCATCTGTTACAAGAGCAGGTGGTGGCGGTGGCTGTGGAAGATTTGAAAATGCAGGACCAGTTGGTCAGGGTGGAGCAGGTGGTGGTGCACCGGGTTCTAATCCTGTAGATTCACCAAATCCGGGTGGAACTGCTAATACTGGCGGTGGCGGTGGAGGAACTGATTTAGGTAATCCACCATTTAATCCAGTTGCAAGTGGTAATGGTGGTTCAGGGGTTGTTATTATTAAAGAACCTGAAGTTAATTTTGTAAATAATGTAAGTGGAGTATGGGATATGACTGCACTTTACGATAATGTAAAAGCAGGTAGTTGGGTAAGTTAATATGCCAAGATTAATAGGAGCAGCACAAGCAGTAACCACTGACACTCAAGCAGAACAAATTACAACTTTTACTTCTAGTGGAACTCTTACTACTCAACCAAGAACAACATCACTTCAATATTTAGTAGTTGCAGGTGGCGGAGCAGGTGGAGACACTGGTGGTGGTGGAGGAGCAGGAGGTTTTAGAACTTCCGTTCCGGGTGCTACATCAGGTGGTGGAGCTTCAGCCGAATCAACAACACCCGTTTCAGGTGGTGCACCTTATCCAGTTACAGTAGGAGCAGGGTCAGCAGAAGTAAACAGAGGAACATACGGAACAGGTAGTAATTCAGTTTTAGGTACACCAAGCCCCATTACATCTAATGGTGGTGGAGGTGGTGGACACCGTTTTTCTTATGTTGTTGGCGGAGACCCAGTTGGTCAACCCGGTGGTTGTGGTGGTGGACATAGTAGCAATGACCCATTAGTGCCTGAAGGCACAAGTGGAACATCAGGACAAGGTTATGGTGGTGGGTCAAAAGATGTTGCTACCAACTCAGCACCAGGAGGCGGAGGAGCAGGGTCAGCAGGTTCAACTGCGTTTACACCCGGACCGGGAGTAACAGGAAGTGGAGGTGCAGGTGGTAATGGAGTTGCATCAAGCATAACAGGTTCATCAGTTACCTACGCAGGTGGCGGTGGAGGTGGCTCATCTCCAAGAAATTCTGTAGCTTCAGGAGGGTCAGGCGGTGGCGGAAATGGAGCAGCAGGAATCGGAGGAACAGCAGCAGTAGCAGGAACAGTCAATCGAGGTGGCGGTGGTGGCGGAGGTGCTAACGATGGAAACCCCGCAGGAGCAGCAGGTGGTTCAGGTATAGTTATAACTAAAGAAGTTGCAGTTCCTTTTACATCAGCATCAACTTGTTGGGATTTAAGAACTGTATATAGACAAATTAAAGCTGACGAGTGGGTATAATTAAAATATATTTTTAATTTATGAATCTAAAATATTATTACTGGTACTTCCAGTCAGTTATACCCGAAAGGATATGTGACGATATTGTTCGTTATGGTAAAGAGCAAGATAAAGAAATAGCTCTTACAGGTAATGCTAATAAAGATAAGTTAACTAAATTAGAACTAAAAAATATTCAAAAGAAAAGAAAGTCTGATGTGGTATGGATGAACGATAAGTGGATATACAAAGAAATACAACCTTACATACATCAAGCTAATGTAAATGCTGAATGGAATTTTGAATGGGATTGGTCAGAGTCTTGTCAATTTACTGAATACAAAAAAGGTCAGTTTTATGACTGGCACTGTGATTCATATATTGAACCTTATAACCAACCAGAAAACCAAAACACACATGGTAAATTAAGAAAACTTAGTATGACTATATCGCTTACAGACCCTGATGAATATGAAGGTGGTGATTTAGAGTTTGATTTTAGAAATCAAGATGAAGCAGTACAACCAAGTATTTGCACAGAGATTAGACCAAAAGGAAGTATAGTTGTTTTTCCATCTTTTGTTTGGCATAGAGTTAAACCAGTAACTAAAGGAATACGAAACTCTTTAGTGTGTTGGAACATAGGATACCCATTTAAATGAATTTTAAAAAAGATAAATACCAAGTAATTAAAAGTGCTATATCAACAGAACTAGCAGATTTTTGTTATCAATACTTTTTAAACAAAAGAGCAGTAGCAAGACATTTGTTTGATGATAGATATATTTCACAATTTACTCAATACTTTGGAATTTGGAATGATGAGATGATACCTGAAACATATTCACATTATGGTGATATAGTTATGGACACTTTATTACAGAAAGTAAAACCTGTTATGGAAAAAGAAACAAAAATTAAACTGACTGAAACATATTCATACGCTAGAATCTATAAAAAGGGTGATGAATTACATAGGCATAAAGATAGGTCTTCTTGCGAAATATCTACAACTATGCATTTAGGTGGAGATGAGTGGTCAATCTTTTTAGAACCATCAGGCGAAGAAGGAAAAAAAGGTGTAGAGGTTAAGTTAGAAGCAGGAGATATGTTAATTTATAAAGCCTGTGATTTAGAGCACTGGAGAGAACCTTTTGAAGGTAAAAATTGTGGACAGGTATTTTTACACTACAACGACTCTAGTAGTGCAGAAGCTAAATTTAATAAGTTTGATGGTAGACCGATGATTGGATTACCGGGCTACTATTCATCAAATCGTGTTTGAAGTTTTTAATTGTGATTACATATCGAAAGTAAACAATAAACAGTTTCAGAAAGATTTGATTGAGTACACAAAAAAAACTAAATGTTGTAATAAAGATAATTGTAATCACCCAAAAATACAAAGTGATTTAAAAATTGATAAAGCTTTTAAAATAATTGATGATTCAATAAACAATCTTTTTAAAAGTTATTTAGGAACAGATAAGTTTGAGTTTACCAAAAAAAATGTGTGGAGTTATTACGCACCTAAAGGTTCTCAATTACAGAATGTGATGCATAATCATATGTTTAAAAAAGAAAAAGGTTTACAGATTTCTGGTTTAATGTACGTTACACCAACAGAATTAGGTACTAACTTTGCAGATTTTAAAATAGAACCTGAAATAAACAAATGGTATCTTTGGCATTCGGGATTGTTTCATAACCCAGAAGGTGGGGTAACACCTAAAGATAGAATTGTTTTAGCTTTATCTAGTGTAATAAATAAATGCATATAAACATTCCAAACTTTTTATCAACAGAAGAATGTGAGTTAATAGAAAAAGTTTTGTTAGATAAAGAAAAAGAAATACTTTCTTTACCTGCAAATACAGATTATTACTCAGGTACAACTGCAAGGTATGAACATTATAACTTTTTAAAGTACATACCCGAAGTAAACATAATAGAAAAGTTATTTGCTTTACCTATTATGCAAGATGAAAATGAATGTTGGATACAGTGTTGGGGTAATGTTCTTCATAAAAATGAAGAGATACCAATGCATAATCATGGACAGCCTGACAGTATTTTTTATGCTTGTAATATATTTATTGCAGGTCCAGAAAATTGTTTTACTTATTATGATGATGTGGGTCATGTTGATAATAAGACAGGTGAGCTTCATTTGATTGATTGTCACCTTTTACACGGTGTAAAAGAAAACAAAGACGAGCAGCCAAGATTATCAATTGCATGTGATATACATTTTAAAGACCCAAAACATTTTGATAATTATGATACAAGAATTATTTACGCAAAAAGAGATTAATATATAAAAGGACTTTAAAATGGAAATGGTATCACCTTACATTGTTTGGAATGTTTTAATAACTTTAGTGTTAGCTCCAATCTGGTTTCAGATTAGACAAAACTCTTCAGAGCTTAAAAGACAAGACATACTCATTAATAAAACACGTGAAGAGATTGCAAAAGAGTATGTCACAAAACTAGAACTAAAAGATGATTTTAATCTTTTAATGGAAAGAATGGAAAAATTGCATGAAAAGGTTGACAAACTCTTTGAAGTTAAGTAAAATATAATATAAGTATATAGGAATTGTAATGGCAAGAAATAAAAGAACAAAATTTAAAGCTTACAGAAAAGACATGAGCAAAGGTGGTAGAGTTAGTTATGCTGAAGGAAATAGAGTTGAAAAAGATACCCCTTTAAAAAAAGCTATAAAAAATAAACCAAGCAGTAGTCGTGGTGAGCAAGAGTATAACCAAGTTAAAAACATAAAAACTCCTACATCTCCAGGAGGAACTCCTCCGGTTACACCAGCACCTACACCAGCACCTACACCAGCACCAACACCGGCCCCTACTCCTGCACCTACACCAGCACCAACACCTGCACCTAGAAATGTTCCAGAAATAGACACTCCTATTAGTGAATCTCCATCAGGTACTATAAGTCCTGCTGCAAGAGAAAGAGAATTTAGAGTTGATGAGTCTGCTAAACGTCAAGAGGATATAGCTACAGGTAAACTTGGAATAGAAGAATTAGGTTTAAAAGCAGAAGCTGCTACAGCTACTGTAAGTGCTGATGAAATTATTGACAAAGAAGACCCTAAATTTAAAATAGACCCGACAGGAATACCATTAGATTCAGAAGAATATGAAGCTAGAGCTGGTACAGACGAACAAGTTAGAGAAGGAGTAAGAGCTCCCGATGTTGGAGCACCACAACCTATTACAACTTCAAAAATTGAAGATGTTGCTCAGATTGATAAAGCTCCAGACTTAGAAGCTGCTCAAGGTCAAGTATCAGATGAAGCTATAGCTCAAGCTGCTCAAGTAGATAGAGTTAAACCTATTGAAGGTGCAGAAGTAGAAATTATACCAGGTGCATTAACTGAAAGAGTTGTAGGTGTTTTAAGTCCCGAAGCTAAAGCTACTGCTGCAGAAAATGTTGGTTCTTCTTTAGCAAGAGTTACAAGAGCTAAAAAACAATTAACTAATGCAGGTTTAAGTGAAGAAGATATAACAGAGCTTGGTAATGACCCCGAATCTTTAGAAGCTAGGCTAATGGAGTTTAGTGAAACTCAACGAGGAATTATTGAAGGGCTTCCAGAAGAAGCATTAGTCTCTAATCAGTTAGATACATTAATTAATGGTATTGAAGAAGGTGAGATTCCTACATGGGCTAGACCTGCTGTTGCTAGTGTTGAAGCTATGTTAGCTCAACGTGGTATGTCTGCATCTACTGTAGGTAGAGATGCCTTGTTCAATGCTATTATAACATCAGCTATGCCTTTAGCTCAAGCAAATGCTCAAGCTATACAAGCTAGTGTAGGACAACAAAAATCTATTGAAGCTCAAGAAGCAGAAGCAAATGCTGCAAGAGCTCAACAAACAGGACTACAAAACGCACAAACAGTATTTCAAATGGACATGGCTCAGTTTAATGCTGACCAACAAACAGCATTATCTAACAGTAAGTTCTTACAAACTGTAGGAATAACAGAAGCAAACTTTGACCAACAATCTACAGTTCAAAATGCTTTACTTATGTCTCAAGCTAATTTAGCAGAAGCAGATTTTTATCAGAAATCTCAAATACAAAATGCTCAAGCATTCCTACAAATGGATATGGCTAACTTAAATGCAAAACAACAAACAAATGTTTTACGAGCTCAACAAGAACAACAAGTACTGTTGAGTAATCAAGCAGCAGATAACGCTGCAAAACAATTTAATGCTGCTAGTGAAAATCAAACACAACAGTTCATGACAAATTTAAATACTCAAGTTAAATTAAACAATGCTCAACGTAACGATGCTATGCAACAGTTTAATGCTGTACAAGCAAACCAAGCAGAAGCTAGAAGAGCTCAAAGAGAAACAGATGTAAATAAATTTAATGCACAATTAGCAGCTAGTGTAGACCAATACAACTCACAACAAACTTTTGCTAGAGAACAATTTAATGCTCAAAACTCTTTAGTTATTGAACAAAGTAATGTTCAGTGGAGAAGAGGTATTACTAAAGCTAATACTGCAGCTCAACAACAAATTAATATGCTTAATGCTCAACAAGCTTATGGTATTACAACTCAAGCACAAGCTGCTTTATGGCAAGAAGTACGTGATGAGTTTGATTATATTTGGAAGTCTGCAGAAAATGCAGCTAACAGAGAAACTAATATAGCTGTAGCAGGTATGCAAGGTGAAAATTCAGCTTTAAAAGGTCCAACCTACATGAGTAGACTAGAAGACTTTTTAGCATTATTTGACCCAACAGATTAAAGGAGAAACTATGTTTAAGAAATTTATAAAAAAAACATTTAAAGGAATTAAGAAAGTATTTAAAAATCCAGGTAGAGCTTTAAAGAAAGGCTTGGGTAAAATTGGTAAAGCTTTTGGTAAGCTTGGTCCACTAGGTACACTTGCTCTTACTCTTATGCTGCCGGGGCTGGGAGCTGCGTGGTCAACGTTTGGCACGTGGGCTCAAGGACTTAGTGGTCCTTTAGGAGCTGTCATGAATGGTATTCGTGTTGCAGGTAATGCTGTTGGAAGTGTGTATGGAAAAGTTACAGACTTAGTAAGTGGTACTTTAAATAAAGTAACTGGAGGTTCTTTTGCAAGACCAGGAACTCCAGGATATACAGAAGGAGCATCAGATAAACTATCAAACTTTGTAGGAAGAAAGTTAGACGACTTTAGAATGAAAGTAGGATTACCTACAGCAAACATTACTCCCGATACTGCTATGGCAGATGCTACAAAACTTGGTGAAGACTTACAAACAAAAGGATATACTGGTAATATAACCAAAGAGCAAAACGTTGCTCTTGGTGATACAAAAGTTGAGTTAAAAACTGACTCTTCATTATTAAGACCGTCTACTACAGCGATTACAACTCCTGACCCATTAAAAGCTAAAGACTTAAATGTATCTTTTGAAAATATTGATATACCTAAACCTAATCTTGATTTAGTTAAATCACAAGGACAGACTGTAGATGTTATTACTGGTTTTGATAAAAAAGTATCTTATATTGGAGACAACGAACTTGAGTTAGTTGAATTAACTCCTCAAACTACAACTGTTGCTAAAGGAACTTTAACAAACGACCAAATATATCAAAACAAAAGGTTAATGAATTATCAAAGAAATTTACAAAGAGTTAATAAAGGATACATAGATATGGTTAATGATAATCCTGCAGCAACAGAATTAGATGTCTTTAAACAACAAACTAAAAAACTAGCTACAGTAGCTGGAGGAGCAGCAGGACTACAAGGAGATACTTCAGATGAGGGTACAAGAATTTCACAACCAATAGAAGTAACTCCATTATCTACAGACGTTACTACATCTAATGATTATACAAAAGCTTATGGAAATCAATTTGCTCAAGCAGGTTATATGGGTCCTCAAAATATACAAGGCTTTGCAGATGCTGGTTTTTATGGTGGAGACCCGTTTAGTTTTGGTCAAGCTTTAAGAGCTAACTCTGTACCAATTCCACAATCAACTATTAGGATGGGAGTTTAAGATATGCAAGAACAATTTATGAATCAAGCAACTGCTGATAAGTTAATTAACTACACTGGCCCTATTCCTGGACAAAGTTTAACAAACAGCCCAGACCAAAAATATCCTTGGGAATCACCGCCACAGCTTACAAACAGACGTGAAGCAGAACTTTATATCTTAGAAGAACTAACAGATAAAGAAAAGTTTATTGCTTTAACAGATGCTATTTCTGATGGTCTTCCTATTGATGTTATGACTAGAACTTATTTATTAAGCGGATATAGTCGTGGGTTATGGGATGTTGATTTAATGATGTTACTCGTTGAGTCTGTTGGTTTTATTATTATGGCACTCGCAGAAAAAGTAGGACTTCGTTATGAACTCTATGCAGGAGACGATGAAGAAGATGCTGCTGAAGATGTAAATCAAGATTCAAAATTAGAAGAAGCATCCGACTTAGTTAGGGATGGAATTAAAAAGATTTCTTTAAAGAGCTTAAAACTTCCAACAGGTGAAACACAAGAAATACAACAAAAGATAGAAGAAATTCCAGAAGAAACAATAGAAGAAGTAAAGGGTTTATTAGACAGACCCGAACCAACAGAAAGAACAAGTTTATTAGGTAAATAATTATGGCAAGTCAATACACAAAAGATATAACAAAATCTAAAGTTTACAGACAAGCAACGGGACAAGATACAAAACTTATTGATGAAGTTATTGAAGGTCTTGGAGTTGTTAAAAAGTTTGGACAATCTAAAATTGCTGATAACATAACAAGATTACAAGAAGAAAAAATCTTTGATGCTCAAAATAAAAAAAATCAACTAATGCAACTTAATAAGTTTGGTGAGTTAGAAACAGATTTACAAGATAATTATGGTGGAGACTTAGAAGCTTTTTCTAGAGCTAAAGCTAAAGAATTGTTAGACCAAAGAGCTTTAATAAATTTTCCTGTTGGTGATACTGAAAAATCCAAACTTAATATTACACATCCAGACGAAGCTTATGGTCAAACTTTACTAGATGCTTCTCGTGTATATAAAGAAAACTTTAAAGGTTTAAGAGAAAAACTTAATGAAGCGGGTATTCCTTACACAGCAGATGCTGCTAAACAAGGTGCGTTTATTGATGAAGCTTATCAAAATATATTTAATAATGTAAGCAGAGCAAACAACTTTAATGTTATGAAAGGCATGGGGAGTTTGTTTAGAGGACAAGGATTAAATTATGCAAGTGCTGAAGACTTAAAGAAAAGTTATAATGAAAATATTTCTAAATCAAAACTTTCAGATATAGAAGATTTAAACAATCAGTTTAAAGCTATTTATCATTTTGATTCTAATTTAGCTGATAGAATTTCTAAAGTTGTTGAAAACGCAGACGTAAAAAAAGATGTTACAACAACCTTTGGAGAAAGAAAACAACGAACTATAGTTGATAATAAAGGACAAGAAAGAATACAAAATTATGTTATTATGAGAACCGAATATATTGATAAAGAAGGAAATCCTCAAATAAATGTAGTTGAAAAAGACTTAGGAAATGACCCCTTTAAAGCAAAACTAAGTGATGTACCAACTGAAATGTTGTATGCGGGATTTTTAAAAAACATTGAAGTAAATGGCAGAAATGCTTTAGATGAATATCAAGCTTTATTATCAGATGGTTATACTCCACGTTATGCTTATGAAGCATTAGACCCAGAATTTAAAAAGAGTTATTCAGAAATTGAATTTGATAATTTTTATAAATCAAATCAAGAAACAATTTTAGATGCTTATCAAAAATATCAAGACGATTATTATATGGTAGCATCACCTACAGGTGGTTTTGTAATGAAACCAGAAGTATCAAATTACTTTGCTGGTAAAGGTCCAAAACCAAACTATGTATATGCTAATGCAAGAGACTTTGCAGCTAGTTTAATTGATGTTAAAACTGCAATTAATAAAGAAAATATTATTGGAGGAACTGTTGCAGTTCTTGACTACGGACTTTCAAGTGGTGCTGATTGGCAAGAATACATGAACAGTTTTCAAGGTAGAAAAGATATACTAGGTTTAAAAGATGGTGTAGTTCCTAATGAAGCATTTATTGAAGAATTAAAAGATGAGTTTAAAAAAGGAGATAAAACTAGAGTAGATAATTTTGGTAACTATTTCCCTACAACAAGTCGTACAGCATTAACCCCACAACAATTACAAGAAATGGGACTTGGTAGTTCTTTTACAGACACACAACAATTAGGTTACAATGTCAATCGTGATACTGTTGTTATGAGAAATTTTGGAGGAACACCGCCACCAACAGAGGGAGACGGAACAACTCCAGAAAAAATGACATTTGGAACTTTAGCTAAAGATGTATTTGAAGGAGCTAAAAACTTTGCTATTGGAGAAGAACTATCTTGGGACGATGCTTTGTGGTTAATTCCTGGTGGAGGAATAGTTCTTAATTTAGGTAGAAGAGCTTTGGTAGGAGGATTTAAAAATCTTGCTCCAAAAGTTTTAAAGAATAACAAAACTCAAAAAGTTATTGATGATTTATTAAAAATTAAAAACAAAACTAAAACTAAAACTGTTCCTCAAGCCCAAGGAAAACCTCGACAAGTTCCAAAACCTGTAGGTAAACCTGAATTTTTTGGATTTAATAGTAAAGGTCAATTTGATAATTGGTATAATGGATTAACTTCATTGCAAAAAGCTTTAGTTAATTCTATGAAAAAAGTTGGTAAAGATGGTAAAGTTAGCTTTAGAGACTCAGTAGATATAAAACAATTTTCTAAAGAATTTGGTAACTTAAGAGGTGGAGAGTTAGTTTTTCAAACTCCTAAAGGTTTAATTAAATGGGGAAGTGGTGCTGCAGTAAGTAAGTCTGCTATAGAAGAATTTATTCTTGAACCATACAATGAAGCTTTAGAAACTGAGGAATAATTTGTGGCAATAAAAGCTATTAATGTACCCGATACTGTTAATAATTATCAAACAGTAACCCCTACACCAAACCAAATACAAGGTATAAAAGCAATTAGCCTTGATGGGTCTAGTAGTGGTTTTGGTGGTAAAGCAATAAGCAAACAAGATGCACTTCGTTATGCTATGAAAATGGGTATGACAGATTCATCTCGTGGACTCCAACAAATGTATGCAAAGCTTACAAAAAAATCTAGTCTTTTAGATACCTTAAAACAAAAAGATGAAAAACTAAAAGCTATCTTTGAAAATCCAGAATATGGTGATAGAGCTTTTCAATCTTATTTAGGTTCAGCAATTGCATTAGACCCTGTAGGGTGGATACCTTTAGCAGGTTGGATGAAAAAATCTAAATCTCTAGCAGATGCAACAAAGTATGGAGCAGGTTTAGGAGGAGCTTATGGAGCTACTTCTTATGTTGGTGAGGGAGAAAGTAGACTTTTAAATGCTGCAGCCGGGGCTACTGGTGGAGGTGTACTAGGATTAGGAGGTGCAGCAGTTGCAAGAAGTATTACAAAAGCTTTAGGAAGAGAGCCTATAATTCCATCCTCGTCTGATATTCAAAAAAGAAACATTGAAGACAGAGCATTACTAACACAAGAAGGTAAAGCATTAACTCCCGAAGAAATAGATGAAGTAGTTAGTAAAGCTGTTACTGACCAACAAGCACAAAAACCAGACGTTATGGGAGAAAGTGTAAAAACATTTTATACAAACGTAGCAGGTGATAAGCTTTGGGATGTAGCTGTGCAAAATTGGGGTTCTGGAATTGTAGGTGTTGCAGCCGGTGTAGGTGGATACAATGCATTTAATGACCCCGAAGCTACTGAAGCTCAAAAGATTATAGCTGGAGTATTGTTTTCTCTTGGTGGAGTAGGTGCAACTAAAGCATTATCAAAAATATCTTTTAATTCTGGAACTTTAGGCGATATTATGTCAAGGGGAATTGTAGATAACTATGGATTACCTCAACGTTACACAGATGTTGTTAAAGCTAGTACAGGGGAAGTAAATAAACTAGCTACTCAGTTTGCCGAGATAGTTGAAGAAACTCAAACTTTAACAATGGAACAAAGAAAACTTTTGAATGGTATGATAACTGGAGAAATAGATGAAATTCCAGAGCTTGTGGGTTTTTCTGTTAAAGCTCGTAATGTAATTAAAAAAGCAGGTCAAGAAATGGTTGATGCTGGATTACTAAGCCAAGAAGTATTTAATAAAAATATTGATACTTATTTAAAAAGAACTTATGAAAAATATTTAAACAAACAAATAAGTAAAGAAGGCTATCAAGCAGCTCGTCAACTTAAATTAATCGGGGATGAGCTTAGAGCAAGAGGAAGTAAGAATACAAAAAAACTTACAATTGCAGCATATAATAGAAGTTTAAACCCTACTAGTAAAACTTTTAATAACTATGCTGAATATACTCCGGTTCCTTTAACTTCAATTGTTAGTAAGGTTAGGTATGAAAAAATACAAAACAAAATATCTACACAAAAACGAGAAAATATTAATAACTATAAAGTTACGGAAGAAGTAAAAGACATTCGAGATTGGAAAGTAGTTGACGATGATGGTACTTCATTAAAATTAGAAAGTACAAAAGAACTTAATTTAAGACGAGACTACACCAAAGCAGAACGTGTTGCTATGGGTGAGATTGAAGATGCTTCTTTTAATATTGCTGAGACAGGTCGACTAATGACCAACGATTTAACAACGTTTAAAATCTACGAGAACATAGCTAAAGACGATACTCTTTCTTTAAGTAAGTTAGCTTTTGACGATAAAATATCTAAAGGTTTAATTCAATCTGATGATTGGGTTCAAGTACCTTCAGATGTTTTAAATCAAACTTTAAAAGTTAAAGGAAAACCTATTAAAAAATATGGTCAATTAGCGGGACAATATGTACCTAAAGAAATTTTTAATGATTTAACAAGAATACAAAACTTAAAACAAAATAGTGATGGTGTACTCAACGGATATCTTACAGTTAATAGACTTTGGAAAAAAACAAAAACTGCATGGAATCCAGTTGTGCACGTTAATAATACTGTATCTAATATTATTCTTTATGATTTAGCAGATGCTAACTATAAATTCATGGGCCGGGGTTTTTCAGAACTACAAAAAGGTTTACGTAAAGACAAAGATGCAACGTTGTTTAAATTAGCAGATGAATATGGTGTTTTTAATTCTGACATGCTAACACAAGAATTAAGAAAACAAAGTTCAGAAATTGGGGATGATATTCTTAGAAAACTTTCAGATGAAACAGCTCCAGAAATTATTAATGCTCAACAATATGCAACAGGAGTTTTTGGAAAACTAAGTAAAAAAGGCTACAACATGACAGTTGGTAAGCTTGAAAAGTTTTATCAACTTGAAGACCAAGCATTTAGAATGGGTTTGTTTATGGACAGACTTGCTAAAGGTATGAGTCCCGCAGAAGCTGCAGCAGATGCTAAAAAGTGGTTTATTGATTATGATATTAATGCTCCATTTATAAATGCAGCTAGAAGATTCCCAACACCTTTTCTTTCTTACACATACAGAGTTGTTCCTTTGTTAGCAGAAGCAGCAGTTAGGAGACCTTGGAAGTTTGCTAAGTGGTCACTTGGAGCACACTTGTTAAATGAAGCGGGTAATACATTTGGTCCTGGTAATGAACAAGAAGAAAGAGCTTTAATGCGTGAAGAAATGCAACAAAAACTTTTTGGTATGCCGTTTTTACCATCAACTACAGTTAAACTTCCTTTTGCTTCAGAACGAAAAAGTTCTACAGGAGAAGCTGTTCCTTTGTATATAGATTTAAAAAGATTTATACCAGGTGGTGATGTATTTACTGTTGGTGAAAAAGGTATTGGTATACCTATTCCCCTTACAGATAATAGGTCTATAAAACTTCCAACAACTTTAACACCTAGCTTTGGTGCTCTTGGTGAAATTATGATACCTATTATGACAGGGGTTGACCCCTTTACATTACAAAAGATTGAGGGTCTAGGATTAGGTAATGATGATGCAGTTAAATTACAACACATAGCTAGTCGTTTAACTCCGAACATACCAAGTACAGCTTTTTCAGTTCCACTGTTTAAAGCATTTCAAAAACCAGGAGCAGAGCCAATAGACGTTACTAGATACGACCCCTTCGGTGAAACATTTGGTTCTAAGAAAATTGTTCAAGCTTTTAGGAGAGCAAAGGAAGGAACAGAAACTCAGTATGGTACAAACTATACACCCTTTGAAGCTATTATGAGTGTGTTTGGTTTTAAACTACAGCCAACTGAAATATCTAAATTGTTAGGTATTAAAGGTGCAGAGTTTAGAAGATTTTATGCAACGACTAAAAAATCTGTAAGAAAAATATCTAGAGATTTATCTCAAGGAACTATTAGTCAAGAAAAAGCAGAAGAAGAACTAGACGAACTTTACAGAAACTTAGAACGAGAAGCTCTTAGATTTCAAGATATAGCACAAGCAAGACAACAAAATGTTAGAGGTGGTTACATAGTTCCTCAAGTTAAAGACGACCCTAAGACTAGGATTAATCCGTTGACGGGTGAGCCTTACGAAGAAGAAGAAGAAACTAGAACACCCCGTCAAGGCTTTATAGTTGGTGGTATGGCTCAAAGTGAAGTGACTGGGACTACTCCTTTAGAGAATGAACTGTATGCACTTCAACAACAATCAGAAGTAGGACTACCTCAAGAAGATGAATATGGTGGTATTGAAAAAAAAGAACGAGGAGTTAAACGTTTAGGTTTTGTAGAAGGTGGAGATGAAAGATATCAAGCATATTTAGCTTTACTAAAACAAAGAGAAGGAGTTAAATTAAATGAACAAGGACAACACATTGTTTATCACAACAAAATGGATGAACCTGGTGTATTAACTGCTGGTCATGGTCACAAATTAGTTGAGAAAGAACTTGCTCAGTACAGAGAAGGAGATGTTGTACCTAAACAATTAGTTAATCAGTGGTTTGTAAACGATACAAGAAAAGCATATCAAGCAGCACAAAAACAAATAAAAGATTTAAATATCGAAGATAAAAACTTTTTACCCGTGTTAGGTTCAGTAAATTATCAGCTTGGTACAAAATGGACACAAAAATTTCCTTTAGCTTATAAAGCTTTACAAGAAAGAAACTACAAAGAAGCTGCAAGACAAGTACAATTAAATTCAGCAGGAGACGGAGACTCTAAATGGTTGCGACAATCTCCAACTAGAGTAAAAGATTTTGTAGTAGCACTTTCAAGTTTAAACTAATAATGCTTTTATACACAGAAAAACAACTAGACACAGCATATCGTATAGACTGTAAAGCCCGTACAAGATGTAACGAACCTTGGTTAAAACGTGAGGACTTCCGGCCCTTATACGAGGACTTAATAGAATCTTTTATGATTGCACATAACGAAGATAATATATTAGGGGCTAATGTTCCTGAATATTTATTAGACTCAGTTAACGATTTGCTTGAATCAACTTTAACAATAGATAAATAATATGTTCCCATTTGAAATTATAACAATGCTTGGCTCTACACTTCTTAGTAGTGTATTAAGTCTATGGTCTCAACGCATGAAGGCTAAACAAGATGAGCAGAAGATGCTTATTACACGAGGAGAGTTTCAGCTTAAAGCTGTAGAGTCTGCAAGGAACGTACAAGATAAAGGCTTTCAATGGACAAGACGTATCATTGCGTTATCATCTATCTTTGCAATCGTTATACTACCTAAACTAGTAGCAGTATATTATCCTAGTGTAGATGTAACAGTAGGATATACATTATTTCAACCGGGCTTTTTATTCTTTTCAGATGGCAGAGAAGTATTTGAATGGATAACTTTTCAAGGCTTGGTAATAACACAACTAGATACAAACCTTGTATCAGCAATCATAGGTATGTACTTTGGTGGCAGTCTAGTTAAAAAATAAGAGGGCATTATGCAACAGAATAATATGGGTGGCTTTAGTGGCGACATGGATAGGAATGAGGTCGAGATAGACCTTAATAAGTTTATGGAGTTGCTGCAAGAAAAGTCAGCACTTAAAGATAGGATAAGAGAGTTAGAAGATATCAAGAACGATAACCCTTATCAAAAATTAATATTTGTAGCACAAGCTGTAGATAGTTGGAGAATAATACCGAGAGCTTTTCTAAGTGTGTATATGTTTTTATTATACTATACAACTTTTTGGTTTATGGATATTACTGACCCAACAATGGAGCAATCAGGATTTATATCAGTAGTCGTAGGAGCAGGGGCTGCATGGTTTGGATTATATACATCAACATCAAAAACTAAATAGGAGATAAAGTGTCAAGAGGTGATTTAAATAGAGGATTTTTTGGACCATTATTTATATTAGGTTTATTAACAGTGTCGTTTGCTGCAAGTGCTGACCCAACAGGAGACTGTACTTCAGGTACACAGTATTGTGAAGACAATGGTTTAACTACTATTAATACTACGGTTACGACTAATACCAACACAAACAATAATACTAATAGTAATACTAATACAAACACTAATACTAATAACAATACAAATGTAAATAGTAACACTAACAATAATACTAATGTCAATACTTCAAATAATACTAACGTAAACACCTCGACATCAAATAACACTTCGACAAATACAAACAATAATAACAACGTCAACACATCTACGTCTACATCTAACTCTACTGTAAACTCTACAGTAAATCAGAACGTAAATAACAACAGTAATTCTACTAGTAATAATACAAATACTAATAACAATACTAACGTTAATACATCGACTTCAGATTCTAATGTTACTACTGATAATACGAATACCAATAATAACAACACCAAGTCTGATAACACTAACAGAAATATTAACGAGTCCAACTCTACTCAAACAATCAACCAGAATGTAAAAAGCAAAGCACCCCCTGCTTCTGCTATTGCACCTAGTATTATGTCTTACTCCCAAGACCTCTGTACTGTAGGGCGTTCTGGTGCTTTTCAAGGGCAAGTATTTGGGTTCTCTACAGGAGCAACTGTAACTGACGAGAACTGTGAACGCTTAAAACTTTCTAAGTATCTGTACGATACCGGTATGAAAGTCGCTTCAGTATCTATACTTTGTCAAGACCCTAGAGTATTTAAAGCTATGGAAATGGCTGGTACTCCTTGCCCTTATCAAGGTCAGATAGGTAAAGAAGCCACTAAAGCTTGGGCAGAAAACAAATCTAAAAGACCTGATGCTAAAGAACAAGAAAAACTTTTTATACAGCAATGCACACACGACAGAAATCCCAACAGAGACAAGATTAACAAAGATGTTGTGGGTTTAGTTAAAAAAACTTACACAAGAAAAACTAAAACTAAAGGGCAATGCAAAAAAGAATTTTATGCTACGCAGTAGCGTGTCTCTTAAGCGTTAGTCTTTTTGGTCAAGTAACGACTACAGTTACATCTAATAACCAACTCTGGGATTTACGTTTAGATAACGCCACTGATATGTCAGCTAGTGATGATGGTACATCACAAAGCTTTAACTTTGGTTTTGATTTTAATTTCTTTGGTGAAACTTTTAACCAAGGTTACATGGCTAGTAATGGTTGTCTAATCTTAGGCTCATTATCAACAGCTAACACATGGGAAAAGAACTGTACGCAATACAATCCTAGCCCATCCCCCAACACCAACTATACAATGTATCCTTTTTGGACTGACCTTATTATGGGCAGTAACTCTTCTATGTTAGCCAAAAGTTTTGATGATAAAGTTATTTTTGGTTGGTATGAAATGTGGGAATACTATAGAGATTCTAAAAATACTTTTGAGCTTTGGTTATATCCTGATAATACTTATGAAGCTATTTATGGGCAGTTAGACATCAAAGACCATGATGTTTTTATAGGAGTGCAAGGTAACGAGACTGAGTTTGAAACTTATTATTTCCATGATGAATGTAACACAGGAGTTTTCAACTCAACCACTTGTGTTAATCAAGACTGGAACGATATAAAAGAAAATCAAACTTTAGAAAATGGTGGTTCTATTTTTGTAGGAGAACAAGTAGACTGTAGTAATCCACTTAACGATGTAAGCTGTACAGGTTATTGGGAAGCTTACGATGACCTACAGTGTTCTCTTGACCCACAGTATGGACCCTTCTGTCCCGGATATAGCCAAGAAATTGATGTTGGTTATTATCAAGAAGAAGAATACTTTGACTACGGATATCAAGAAGAACAAGTTGATTATGGTTATCAAGAAGAGTATGACACGTATGACACTTATCAAGAGCCAGAAGTCTTTGAAGAGCAGACGTTTGAACCTGAGTATGATACTTTTGAAGAGCCTGAATTTGTTTTTCAAGAACAAACAACCTTTGAACCTGTACAAGAATATGAACAATTTGTAGAACCTTTTGAAGTTATGCACGAAGAAGAAGTATTTATGCCGACAGAAGATTTAATGGTTGAAGAGTTTGTGTTTCAAGAAACATTTATTGAAGAAAGGGAGGAGTGGTTTGAGGAAGAGACAGGGATGGAAGAAGAACTTGCGTATACAGAAGAGCCGGAAGAAGAACTTATTGAGGAGGTCTTCGAGGAAGAAGTTGTAGAAGAAGTCTTTGAAGATATAGAGGAGATGCGTGAAGAGATGGAAGAAGAACGCCTTGCTGAAGTTGAAGAGGAAAGAGTCGAAGAATTACAAGAAGAAGAAATTGTAGTTTCAGTGGGAGGTAAGAGTTCAATAAGTAGAGAAATGGCACTGAACGTTGTCTCGTCTACTCTAAGCACAGCTCAAGCTAGTGTAAGTGGAACTACATCAGGTAATTCTATCCATGCCACAAGTGGAACGACAGGAGCTTCTAGCGTATCATCGTCTAGTTCTGGTGGTGGTGTAAGTACTAGTAACTCACCTAGTATATCAGAACAATTTGCATCTTCTACTGCACAAAACAATCAAGTATTAGACATGAGTGCAAGTGTTACAAGCTCTACAAGTGTTGAAGTTGAGACAGTTGAGACAACGAGTGTCGCAGTCAATACAACACCTACTCAAACTTTACAAAGTCAAATAGATGTATCAGTCTCGACAGATTCATCAGCCACCGAAGCTGAACAAACTGTAGCCAATGTCATAGCCCAAAACTTACAAGCTGCTCAAGATGATGTTGAAGCTAAACAAGAAGAGACAGGTGAGTATGGGTCAGAAAATACTATCATAGCTTACATGGGATTTGTTCCTAACTTTAATAACTATAGGTTAGTTACATTACCCGACCAAGAAACCTGGTATGAGTCTACAGATATCTATGCCAACAATATGTTGTCAGATAATATCGAAGGCTTTTATCAAATGGCAGGTCAGAGTTTAGAAACTTTGATTGAAATGAGAGAACTACAACCAAAATTATAGGAGAAGATTATGGATTGGTTACAAAATAAAACAACACAGTTTATTGCATTGGCTGGTATCATAGGAACACTAGCAGGATTTGGATATACTGGGGCAACCTATGTCAATAGGATTGAGAACTTAGAAACTAAAGCTCAACAAGCTAAAGAAACTGAGCAAGGAGTTGATGAGGTTATCAATAGAATTGAAGCGTTAGAAACATCAGTAGAATATATTAATAAAACTATTGATGAAACTATCTTACTTAAGATTAATAACCTCGAATCTATCAGGTCTGATATGTCAGGTATGAAAGCTGATATCGAAAGTGTTAAGACTGATATAAAAATATTTAAAGAAGAGAATAAGAATCCTTTAGCAGGATAGTTATTTCAAAACATTTAACTCTCTTTGAAAGAAGTTATGTAAGTCAGAAAGTTTATACTTTCCGTTTCTTAATATAGATTTAATTACATCCCTCTCGTCTGGTGGAAATATTTCATCCACCATTTCGAGGGGTAACGTACTAAATTCAGTTACTATTTTATTATCTCGTGTCAACAAAACTTTAAAGCTTACTAAGTTTGCTTCATTTTTATTAACCATTATTACTCTCCAATTTTGAAAAAGTTATTTTATCTTGCCTACCTCTTAGTCCGGCCTTCATATAAGAAGTTGCCCGGCCCTCAAAAAAGTTCTGATGCTCTACCCCCATTACTTCGTCTAGCCATCCTAAAGGATTCTCACGTTGGTCATAGTTGGTCTTAAGACCTAACTGAAGTAGTCTTCTATCAGCAATGTATCTGTTGTAAGCATACATATCTTTCTTGGTAAGACCTTCAAGGTCTCCCATATCAAACACTAAGTCTAAGAATTTGTCTTCTAGTGTTACCATCTGTCTACATATTTCGTATAGTTCTCCTTTAAAATCATCTGTCCATATCTCCAGGTTCTCTTGAATAAACTCTCTAAACAATTTAGTCATAGCTTCAACGTGCATAGACTCATCACGTATAGAGTAAGTAACTATCTGTCCCATACCTTTCATACGTCCAAAGCGTGGGAAGTTTAACAAGATTGCAAAGCTACTAAACAACTGTAGTCCTTCTGTAAAAGCTGAATAGACTGCTAAAGTTTTTGCAATGCTTTTCTTGTCAGACTTGGTTGTCTTAATTTTATGAACATACTCATGTTTGTTAGCCATCTCTTCGTACTCGGCAAAAGCTTTGTACTCTATCTCAGGCATACCAACTGTATCAAGTAGTAAGCTGTATGCATGTTGATGAATTGATTCCATGTTAGCAAACGAACCCATCATCATTCTAGCTTCTGGTTTTCTAAAGATACGCATGTATCTGTCAACATAACCTGCACCTACATCTACATCTGATTGAGTAAACAATCTAAAGATTTGTGTAAGTAAGTTCTTTTCTTTGGGGTCTAACTCTTGCCAATCCTTTACGTCTGTATGTAGTGGTACTGACTCCGGCATCCAATGCATTTGATTCTGTAACACGTAGTAATCAAACATCCATGGGTTGTCAAAAGGTTTGTAATAATCTCTTGTGTCTAATAAACTCATCTGTTCTCCTTGTTAAATCTCTTAACTAAATATTTAAAATTTTCAATTACGTATCCTGCGTAATCTTTTGTTTTTGAGAATGGGTCTTTATGTTCATCACAATAATCTAACCACATTCTACTAGTAAAGCCAGAAAACTTCTGACTAAATACACTTGTAAACTCTTCTTGTCTCATATTAATCTTCCTTATAATTATTTAAATATGTAGTTGCTTTTTGTAAAACATCTACATTGTCTTTGAAGTATCCTAATCCTGCATTACATAAATGACACAACATACCACGAACCTTGTTTGTATTGTGGCAGTGGTCTACAAAAGGCTTAGTATTGTGAGTATCATATGAAAAATCTATTGAACATATTTTACACTGATTGTTTTGAGACTTTAATAAATTATCCCAATCTTCTAATGTTAGATTATATTTTCTTTTTAATCTATATATTTTATTAGTTTTTGCAACATGTTCTTTATTTTTTAAGTACCATTTTTTATTTTGAAGTTGTAATTTTTCTTTATTATTTTCTTTATAACATGCATTTTTTAATTTTATTTCTGGTTTATTATTGTATATTTTTGATTTAACTTTAATAGTTTCTTTGTTTTTTTCGTAGTATTTTTTTTGTTTTTGTTTTACTTTTTCTTTATTATCTTGATAATATTGTTGTGTGGTCATACTATCCCTCACATGCGATACATTCAGCATCGTCTAATTTAATACGTTGTACTTTAGTGTTTACGTTCTCTGCATTACGAGCAGCATTAGTTCTAAAGTAATATAAAGATTTAAGTTTGTTCATACCATACCAATGAACATCATTGACATACTGCATGTACTCATCGTGTACTTCTTGGGGCTCTGTAGCTGTAGGTATAGTAAAGAAAAGATTAACTGACTGTGCTTGACAAATAAACTCTTGTCGTTTAGCAGCATGTTCTATAATCCATATTTGGTCTATCTCATTAGCAGTTTTAAATATTTCTTTTTCATCGTCAGTAAGAATATCTAAGTGTTGAACTGAGCCTTCTTTACCTGCAATGTCTTTCCACAATGCAGTAAGCTCATCTTTCTTTAATCCTTTATCTTGTAATACTTCTTCTAAGTATTTGTTTTTAACTTGGAACGAACCACTGAGAGTTTTGTGCGTATAAACGTTAGCACGATATGGCTCAATCGAAGGAGATGTCCCACCACATATGATACTAGAAGAAGCATTAGGAGCAACAGCGAGTAGATGAGCATTACGCCTACCACTACCACTGATATCAGGTGACTCACCACGTTCATCAGCAAGTCGTTCAGTTGCTCTAAGCGAATGTCTTTTAATGTGTTTAAATGCTTTGTAATTAAAGCCCGTAGCGTATATACCCTCAAAAGGTAACCTGCGTGACTGGAGATACGAATGGAATCCCATCGCACCCAGACCGAGTGACCTTTCTCTGTAAGCAGAGTAGGCAGATTTAAGAAAGCCTTCTTTGCCCGGCTTAATATGTTTCTGAAACCTTTTAAAGTTTGCATTGTATTCTCCTAGGTTGTCTGTATCCACAGCGTTATCAATATAATGTTGAAGCACGTTGTCTAACATGGTTATTAAATCATCAATGAACATAGGATTCTCTGACCACTCGTCAAAGTATTCTAAGTTCACACTAGACAAACAACACACTGCTGTTCGTTCTTCGTTGGTGGCTAGGGTTATCTCAGAACATAAGTTGCTCTGTTTAATATTTAATCCTAAAGCTTTTTGTTCTTTGGGTAAAGCATCATTACATCTATCAATGTTAATCATGTAAGGCTCACCTGTCTCTGCTCTAGCATTAATAATCTGCCACCATAAATCTCTAGCATTTACAATCTTAGTAGGCTCATGAGTCTTAGGGTCAATTAATCTAAAGTCTGCATCTTCTTCAACAGCTTTCAAAAACTCATTGGTAATGTTAATACCATTGTGAAGATTAAGATTCTTACGATTGATATCACCACCAGATTCTTTACGCATGTTAATGAACTCTTCAATCTCCGGATGAGATATATCCATGTAAGCTGCATAGCTTCCACGTCTTGTAGTGCCTTGGTTAAAGGCTAACATCTGAGAATCTACGACATGCATAAAGGGGATTGAACCAGTAGACTTACTACCGTGAGTAGTAGAAATACCGTTACTTCTAATATCTCCCCAATATCCACCAATACCTCCACCCGAACTCGCCAACCATATATTCTCGTCATAATGAGCAGATAACCCATCACGACTATCAGGTACATAATTGAGGAAACAGCTAATAGGAAGCCCACGACTTGTTCCCCCGTTACTAAGTATAGGAGTGCTAAACATGAACCAACAATTGGAACTGTAGTGGTAAAGTCTTTGAGCCAATTCAAAATCTGTGTGACCTTTGTAGGTCGCCCCGAAGACGGATGCTCTTGCGAATGCTTCTTGTGCATGTGTTTCATTCTCCCATAAATATCTATCCTTGAGTGTGTCAAGACTAAACTTATCTAATAGTTTTTCATTACTATAATTAATTTTTATACCAAGATATTCCTTGATACCTACTTTATCTTCAATCATTTTTTGTTTCCTTATCGTGTATGTCTAACATAATTATACCATAGTGTAATATTTTTAATAAATCTTTTTTGTTTTTACCATCTTTATTTCCATAGCGTTTAGCATACTTCATAATGTTTCCAATACAAAAACCTTCACCATGTCCAGAGTCAATAATTATATCCGTTGCTTGATACTTATCAGAAGCATAGTGCTCATTATATGTACCATCAATGTATCCTTTAAGTTCTTGTATTGAATGTCCTTCATTAAATTTATAGCTCATCATTTCTCCAATCATTAGGTAAAGTATCTTCACTGTACCATCTAAAGTTATTTGTTTCAGCCCATTCAGCATGGGTACGTTTTGTTCCATCTTTCCTAATGGTAGCTCCAGGCATAGGAGAGAAAGGCTTTTGAAATAAAAAGACTAGCTCCATATGTTCTGGTAAAGCTTTTCTAATCCAAACATATTTACTGTACTCAGCATGGTCCCAGAACCGTCCTTTAGCTTCTAGTAAAATAGTTTTATCTTGAAATGTTTTAACAAAATCTACTTCATATTTTTTGTCAATAATATATTTGATAGCTTCAAAGTGGTGTGCCCAATCTTTTAAAATTGTTTGGTGTATATTATATTCCCATGTACTATCATAGCCTTTAGGAACATTAACCTTTTTAGGTCTGGGTTTTCTTGGTACTCTCTTAGGCATTAGTGAACTACCCT